TGAACTTAGTGAGGATAAAGAGATAGAAAGTTTACTCAAAGAATTGGACAATCGCAATGAAGAGGTTGCCATAAGTTGGTCAATGTACCTGTTTAAAGGATAAAGATATGAATAATAAAGAAAATCACCCCACTTGGCTTGTACCCTTGGATATAGCCAAAGAACTCAAAGAAATAGGCTTTGATGAACCTTGTTTATTCTCATACTCAGAAAGTGATGGTATTACTGCAATGGTATATAGCAGTTTAGAGGGAAAAATAGAGATTTCAATAAAATATTTTGTGTTAGGTGGAAATTCACCTGGAAGCCCTTTTACAGATATTCCAACTTATGAACAAGTTTTTGCTTGGTTTCGCGAACGTGGATACTTATACGCAATAGAGAATGAGATATGTTACGATTTTAAAACCAGAACACAACCTCCTAAAATTAAGTACACCTCCTATTTTGAGACTGTTGGATCTGGCGTAAAACTTCATTCTTGTACAAGTGAATCTTATGAAGAAGCCCGTGAAGAACTCGTAAGAGATCTCATAGGAATATATAGAGAGGAACTTTTAGAGTAAAGAATGAAAGTAAGTATATTAAAGGCAAAGGGTATAACACTACTTTTTGCCTTTTTTATTGCAAAAAAATAATCACATAACTACCTAATAAATATGCACTTACAAACATTTGTTGTATTTTAAACAAAATAAAACTTAATAACGTAAAGGTAACAGGAGGGGAATTAGCCCCAAAAATATCCGAAACACAATTCTTAGATGAAGCGTGGGAATGGTATAATACTAATATGATAACACAAGAATAATATGACAGCACACGAGAAAGTAATATACATCATTCAGCAATTGGAGATATCCGATAGCAAGGTAGCACGTGCGATACAGAAGAGTGTATCAACGGCGACGCACAAGCGACTACGATTAAGAGATAACAAATTCACTGAGGAAGATTATCAACGAATACGTGATTTCTATCTCGAAAAACTCAGAAAAATAGAAATGTTATAATAAAAAGTTTCGAAAGTTGTCCCTTAAATAATAACTGATAACTGATAAAAGGTAAAAGTTTGTTTTATAGTCTTTTACCTTTTATTTTTTGGCTTCTTAAAACCTCCCTCCTACTTTCTTACATCTCCATTATAGCACTACTACTGCTCACATATAGGCTACATACTGCCTATACCTTGCACCTCATTATTATATAACGCCTCCTGTTACCTCTTACTTCTTATTTCTTACTTAAAAAAGTCCTTTCACACTCTTTTTTAACAGCCTATTTTTGCATAATAATCTGTTACTTATGATAGATATTTGCAATATCCCCGAACCATTTACTCGAGAAATCTCACACGTGCTTCTTTTTGATGCTGTTTCTTTCAGTTTCAATCAGAACCTACGTGCACTCACTCCAGATGTGAAGAGCTATTTGTTGCGTATCGACTTGCATAACCCTACGCCATACAATCGCAAGGTAAGTATCAAGCAACAAAATCACAACGATTATTACGATGTGCAAGTCTCTCTACCTATCTACGACTTATCCAAAGAAACACGCAAGAAGCTCATTAGTTTTCACAAACAACGCAAGTATGTAGTAGCACTTGTCTCGCAGCAAGAAATGCTGATAGTAGGTAATGCCCGCGAACCCTTCAGTCTCATCGTAGACGACAATACTACCGACAATGGCAAAGGAGCCGACACCTATGTAGTAACCCTTACAGGGCAAACAATTATCTTCCCAAATATCAGTAAGATTACCGAGAAGTTCCGTGTCCTTTTCTTTATGCCTCCATTGAAATAATTTTGCCTCGTAAATCTGTTATCTAAATATGTTCTTTTCTATTAATCATAATTATTTAGTTCAGAAGCTCCCCGAGCTCCTCTTAGCCTTCCGCAAGGGAGGCTTTGAGAGCTCTCATTGGTATGAGGAAGTCTATCAATGGGATTTTCAGGAGCGTAATGCCTCACTACAGTATGGGCGCAAGTTTTTCCCCGTGATTGTAGATTTAAAAACTCCCATTGTTAAATACACCTCCTACGGCTACATCGGCACTCAATATATTAGTTATCTCTTAAAATCTTTAGATTCTCATCCTTCCGTAACCGCTATCGTTTTAGATATCGATAGCGGGGGCGGTATGGTGAGCGGTACTCAGGAGCTTGCTCACACCATTCGCTCTATGCAGAAGCCTACCATTGCCTATACAGGCGGGTATATGTGCAGTGCAGCCTATTGGATTGGAAGTGCGTGCGACAAGGTAGTAGCTGCGCCATTTGCCGAGTGTATTGGTAGCATAGGAACGATGCTCAGCGCACAGGATTTTGCCCCTCTCTTAGAAAAGTATGGTGCAAAAATTTACGAACTCTACGCTCCCGAAAGCACGGAGAAAAACAAAGCTTGGCGTGCCCTTAAAGCAGGCGATGACAAAGATGTATTACAAAACTTATCTGACTTTAATGCCCGTTTTTTGAGCGATGTTAGAGCTTTTCGAACCGAAGTAAATGAAGCAGTATTCAAAGGTGATGTATATATGCCTGAGAAAGCCAAAGAACTCGGACTTATAGATGAAATAATGACTCTCGACGAAATCATTCGTCAATTAATAAATTAAGAATTAAAAAAATGAAACACTCAAAGATCACTGCCCTATTGGCTCTTACAAGTCTCGACCTTAAGAAACCTCTCTTAGGGGGCGAACACTTTACTGAACTTAAAGAATCGCAGCTCGACAAAATTGAAGCAGCTCTTGAGGCTGCTGAAAACGCTGCCGACAATACGAGTCTTGAGCAACTAATGGCAATTCTCAAATCCGACAATGAAACGCTCTCGGCTGAAAAGGCTACCCTTACTGCCGAGAAAGAAGCTCTTACCGCACAAGTAACGGCTCTTACTGCTGAAACTGAAAAGTTGCAGAAAGAATTGAACGAACGCCCTGCCCATTCGCTCCCTGGTAACGACGGCAAAGAGGCTTCGGAAGGCAACGGACTTATTGACGGGTATTTAGACCCTAACGATGCTCACAACAAATTTTTAAACGAAATTTAATACTTATGGCAAAAGAAGAAACTATGAAAGTGGGGCAAATCAAAAATGAATTGCTTCGCTACATCAGCACCAAACCTAAGTTGCTACAAGCAGCTATACTCTCTAAGGAGATTTTGCTCAACCGTCATTCGCGCACTATTACTAAGGTGAAAGGCGAATACGTATCACTACATTCGCTCATCGGGCACGTGGTACAAGGATTCAACTCCAAGAAGTGGACTCCTTACGGCGAAGTGCAATTCCGAAAAAAGGTGATGAAAAACTACCATCAGAAGGTAGACTTTGAACTCGACCCTGCCGAAATTCTCGGGACCGTACTTGAGGAAATGTATGACGAAGGGAAATCACTCAAAGATAAATCGATTTCAAAACACGCGATTGATTTGCTCTTGCAGAAGATCATTTCGGACGTGAATATCCTTTCGGTTATTGGTAAGTACGATGCCAATAAGATTGGTATTGATACCCCTGAGTTTGGCACTTCAATGGATGGGCTTAACGAAATTATCGCCAAGGGATTGAAAGATACTGCCAACCCCTACTTCCTCATTCCTGCCGATGCTATCACGGCTACCAATATCTTAGATGTGGTAACGGCTTACGAACGTGCCTTGCCTGCGGTATCGAAGAACCAAGTAACAAAAATCTTTATGAGCGTTACCGATGCTGAGAACTACCAAATTGCCTACGAAGACAAATTCGGTCAAAACAAGTTCCAAGACAACGCACTCAAAACACGCTTAGGCAAGCGCGATATTGTAGCTATCCCGAATCTTAAAGAAGGTACGATTGTATCAACCGTTGAGAATGGTTTTGTAAAGATGGTAGACATCATCGACAATCCTGCAACTATCACCGATGTACAAGTAGAAAAACGTATCTTGAACATTATGGGTGAATTTACCTTAGGGTATGACTTTGCTATCAATGAGCTTACTTATGTGTACACCCCAGATGGTACTAAGAAGCGAGGCTTGAATAACAAAGACCTCAATGAGTTGTACTATCCTGAAGAACAAGGATTGGAAGCGTAATTAATTAGAAAATTAGCAGATGAGTAAATTTGCTAATTTTCTAATTCTCAAAATTTTCAAAATTGACTATTATGGCAAAAGAGAAAGAAACCCCCGTAATGGCGAATGACAATTCGCCTAATATTGACAACGAGAGAGAACAAGCTCTTAACGCACGCGAAGAATTTCTTAATGAATACGAGTCACGTCTTACAGAGCGCGAATTAAGACTCGCTGAGCGTGAATCACAACTCGACGAGCGAGAAGAAGCTCTTACTGCACAAGTTACTGAAGAGTCTCAGGAAGAAACTCCACAAGAAGGAGTAGAATTTGAGTTTCGTGAAGTACACTATAAGTTTGCTGACGACGCTCCTAAAATGCTCCTTATTGGTAGTGAAGCACTCACTCAAGAACAAATTGCTAAAGATGAGGATTTGCTCTTGCAACTCATTGGCGGTCGCTCACCCCTAATTGTTAAACTTTAAAATTTAAAAAAATGGCAAAAAATTGTTTCGATAACGTACCCCACGAAAGCCTCGACGCTTGTCCTAACGACGAAGTGAGCGGAGGCATCAGTACCCGTGTTTTCTACGCCCCTACGGCGTTCCTTGATAAATGCATCTTGCCTGCCAATACAGGCGAACTCGGCAAAGCCAACACGATTGAAGACGGCAATTTTACCTTGCTTACTGATAAGAAATGGAAGGGAATTGACGTGCAGATTGACGAAGGAGAGCTCAAAACTACTCTTGTAGGTAATGCAGGTAATAAGAAAGCGAAGATAGAATTTGAGTTTAAGATACCGCGCTTTAATGCGGAACCTCTCGACTTTATAAGTCGCTACAAGAATGTACCGATGACTTTTGTCGTTCCTGATGCTCAAGGTACGCTTTGGGTAATAGGCACCAAAATTAATGGTGCATTTATGGAGAGTGCTGAAGCTACTACAGGCAAAAAAGCCGAAGACGACAGCGGTATTACCCTCAAGCTGATATGTAACTCTAAATTGTACAAGTATGCAGGAGTTATCGCAGAAGCTTAGTGCAAGTAGCACAGGCGATTTGAAAGAAACAGAAAAGGGAGTAGACACATATTTTAAAAGCCTACTCCCTGACGGTAAGGCTTACTTTACACAAGACAGAGAGTTAGGAGGAGGCTTGCAAGTAATCGACTTAAGCAGAATACCTCACAACGCTAAGATTCTTTATCTTAAAGGCTTCCCATACTTAGCCTTGGAAGAAGCTGCTGTCGAACTGTTAAAGAATGCCAGTTTCGAGACTTTGCAAAAGCTCATCGAAAAGAAGAAAACACAATATCCGCCCGATGTACCTATTTTGGAAAAAGCGTTGGCATTAAAGAAGGTAGAAGCGAATAGCAATTCGCCCGTACAAAAAGAAAAACGTGATTAATTACCGCGAACAATACAAGCGTTTACTCAGCGAGTTTGAACGCCTTGGAGGCAATCTTCAAGGCGTTTCTCGCATTTACTCCCTCGAGAATGAGGCAAAGCTGAGAAGGGAGATGAACAAATTAGCAAATTCGGGAATTAGCAAATTAGGGGATACTCAGGGCAGTCAGATGAGTCAGATTGGTCAGAAAAGTCAGCCAAAAAAAGAAAATACCCCTCTCATTGTTGATTACCCCCCAGCTTTACACCCTATCTACTTAGCTAAGAAGAATCATTGGCTACAAGCCTGTTCGTTAAAGCTCGTTCTCAACGCCTTGCCCGCCAAGGAGGAAGAGAAAGCCCGCAACCTGCAACAACAGCTGTGGCAACTCTTTGAGGAAATGGACACTTGCGATGCCGTGCTCAACCACTGGACGAAGTATAAGCGTATACTTACCTCTGTTTCTCCTTTGGAGGGTGCAGAAGGAGGTTTGCCAGATAAACTACAGCACCTTTCTCCTGTACAACTTGTGCAACGCCTGCACACCCTACGCAGTAACATCGTATCACGCGAGAAGAGCCTAAAGAAGTGGGTGCAAGCCGCACAGGCAGAGGAAAATAACTTTACCTTACAGGAAAAAATATTGAGAAAAACAGAAGAATTGGAGCAGATAAAGCTTTTAGTAAAAAAAATTGAAAAAAAAGTTTCGAAAGTTGTCCCTTAGAAAAAAAGCCAAAATAAGAGCAAAAAATATGAGGTAAAACCAAAGGAGGAAAATTAAAAAAGTCCTCCGTTATTAAATAAAAAACTCCTACATCTTTTAAATAATAAGCCAACAGGCAACGGAGGACTTAGGTCTTTCCGCCTGTTGGCTATTTTTGTTTTAGATGTAGGAGTGGCAAAATTACAAAATTAATTCAAATTAAAAAATTAAATTAATGAAATCTATATCAAAAATTTGGCAAAGAACACCTATAAGTTATTATGGAGGTAAACAAACAATGCTTCCTTACATTTTGCCATTAATACCTAAACACGAAGTTTATACAGAATCTTTCTTTGGCGGAGGAGCAGTATTTTGGGCAAAAACACCCGTCAAAACTGAAATTATCAACGACTTCAACGCTAATGTCTACAACTTTTATAAAGTTTTACAAACCCGCTTTGTTGAACTCCAAACCCTCGTGCAACAGTCTGTTGTGAGCCGTGAAGCCTACAAGTCCGCCCTCGTTATTTACCACGCTCCCTTTGCTTTCACTGAAGTGCAACGCGCCTGGGCGTTTTGGTACGCCACTAACTGCGGTTTCTCTAACCAAGTAGGCAACTGTCGCATTACTACCAGCAGCAAGAATGTATCAGCTCTAAATAACAAAATCACCAACTTCACCGACACCTACTCAGCACGTCTTCAAGGCGTCCAAATCGACAACAACGATGCCACCGAAATAATTGCCCGCTATGATACCTCCGACACTTTTCACTACATAGACCCTCCTTACATAGGAGCTAACCAAGGACATTATGGTGGATATACTCAAGAGCATTTTAATGAACTTCTTAATACCTTATCACAGATTAAGGGAAAATTTATCTTAAGTTCCTATCAGAATGAAGAGCTGGAAAAGTATGTTAATGAGTTTGGTTGGAAACAACATAAAGTATTGTTACACTTAGGGAGTAGTCATACTAAAAACAAAAAAAGACAAGAAGTATTAACAATAAATTTTTAACTATGAATGAATTATTAGCACCCTTAGAATGGTACACTGTTCAAAGAAAAGTTTCGGAACTTGTCCCTTACGAATACAATCCCCGAAAAATATCTGATTTAGACAAAGAACGTCTTAGGCAATCATTGGAAAAATTCAACTTGGTAGAAATTCCTGTAATAGACATTGACAACACCCTTATAGGTGGACATCAACGAGTTGTGATACTATTTGAATTAGGTAGAGGTGAAGAAATCATAGATGTTCGCATTCCAAATAGAAAACTTACAGAAGAAGAATTCAAGGAATACAACCTTCGTTCAAATATTTTAAATGGTGAATTTGATTATGAAAAAATATCTGAATTCTTCTCTGATATTAACCTTGCAGAAATAGGTTTTGACATCACTTCATTTGATGAGTTTATTCAATCAGAAAACGCTGTGAGGATAGAAGTAGAAGAAGAGGTAGATGTTATACCCCCTAAAAACATTCAATCTAAGGAAGGTGATATTTTTGAATTGGTTTCAACGCAGAAGGGAATTACACATAAGGTTATCTGCGGTGATTCAACTAAAGAAAAAACCTACAAAAAACTGCTGGGAGATGAAATTTTTCAATTAATAGTAACGGACCCTCCTTATAATGTAAATTACGAAGGAGGAACTAAAGATAAATTGAAAATTAAAAATGACAAAATGAGCGATGGGGCATTTTTTGAGTTTCTTTATGATTTTTATCAAAACACATTTAATCATTCAATGATTGGCTGCCCTACTTATATATTCTATTCAGATTCCGAAGCGGTGAATTTTAGAACAGCAATGCAAAAAACTGGTTATAAGATTTCAAGCGTACTAATTTGGGTAAAAAACCAATTCGTATTAGGTCGGTTAGACTATCATATGAAACACGAACCTATATTGGTTGGTGAAATTGAAGATGTAGAACAAATAAAAGAACATCAGCCAATTCTCTATGGTTGGCAATCAGAAGGTAAACACCCTTGGTATACCGATAGAAAACAGTCTTCTGTTCTCGAGTTTGACAGACCTAAAAGAAATGCTGATCACCCTACGATGAAACCTATTGAGCTTATTGGATATCTCATTAAAAATAGTTCACAACAAAAAGATATTGTAGGAGATTTATTCCTTGGATCAGGGTCTACCCTAATAGCTTGTGAAATGAATTGGAGAACGTGTAGAGGAGTAGAGTTTGACCCTCAATATATGGATGTAATTGTTCGTCGATGGATATCCTATATGAAGACAAATCATTTGGGATTCAAAGTGATTTGTAACGGAGAAGAGCTTTCAGAGGAAAAGATAAACTTATATTTAGTGAAAGAATGTGAATAAAAATTTTCAAAAGTTAAAGTTTTGTAATAAACTGAAAATAAACCGATTATAATTTGCAAGGGTTATATATAAGTTGTTACTTTGCTTCGTAGTTAAATGATAATCAATATATTAATAATTATGACAGTAGAACAAATTTTAAATCAGAATTCAACTAAAAAAGAAAAAGCTTTTACTTTTTATTCATTAGGTCATACTCGCCAACAAGTAGCAGATTTACTTTGCAATGGCAATTATGGTTACGCTCATAATATGTGGAAGAAATGGAGCGAGAATCAATCAACTATACCATTTGATAATGTTTTTGAGTTTTTATTCAACAGACGCTTTGGAGTAGAAGTAGAGTTCTTTGGTGCTACACAAACCTCATTAGAAAGAAACTTGAGAGCAGAAGGAGTAAGTTACAAATTTGAACGTTACAATCACGAAACTCGTAACCATTGGAAGTTCACTACTGATTCAAGTATCAGGGGGGAACATCCATTTGAAATGGTAAGTCCTGTACTACAGGGAAATGAAGGACTCCAAAGTTTAAAAAAGGCTACTAAAGCTCTCCGTCTAAGTAAAGCCAATGTAAACACAAGTTGTGGCGTTCATATTCATTTAGAAGTTAATGATTATTCTTTAGAAAATATGAGAACTTTAGTTAAAAACTTCTATCTATTGGAAAAACAATTTGACAAAATGATGCCTGAGAGCCGCAGAAACAACAACTATTGCAAAGGGCTTTCCACTTTAGGAAGTAAAAATACTTTCTTCTCTAATCTCAATAATTGTACAAGTGTTCGTGAAATAGTAAACTTATTCAGCACACGTTACTTAAAGTTGAATTTACAAAGTTATCTTAAATATGGTACAATTGAATTTAGACAGCACTCAGGCTCAACTAAATTTAGTAAAATCAAAAATTGGATATTGATTTGTGCACGATTGGTAGAGTTTTCAAAGCAAAATATATTATTATCTAATTTAGAAACAATTTTAAATGAAGAACTTACAGAATATTTTGAGGAGCGAGTATTGGACTTTGCTTAGTAATTATTATCTTTGCCCTCGTATGAAGAGGGTAAAGATAATAGCAACTGGAGAAACTTTCACGGCAAATAATTGCCGTGAAATAGTTTCTTTTTTAAAAAAAGGTAATGCTTTTACCTATAATTTGGATAATGACACTTATATGCGTCAATATGCTCGACGAGCTGTATTATGGGATAACTTAGATATTCGAGCTACTGATACGAATGTATTTGTAGAAGATTTGATAAAAAATCACATTATTGAAGTTTTTCCCATAAAACAGTAAATTGATTATTTTTAACTACTTATAAAAGTCTTTTTCTTATTTAGGGAAAGACTTTTGCTTTTTTCTCATAATAATCTTGCAGGGGTAAAAAAGATTTAATACTTTTGTTCAAAATTAGTAATGTTATTTCAAACACAAATATAGTTTAAATATGAAAAGAATTTTAATTATTTTTATATCATTAATTTTTATTGCTTGCAATAAAAACTATAGGTACATTGAGAGCGTTGAGGAAGCTCTAACCACACAGGAGAAAGAAGAAACTTTCACTGAAAAAAATGATACCTTAGCTTTCTTAAGAGCTTATAAAAATTTCTTAGTATCTAAAAAATCAAAAGAAGATTTAAAAAAACATAATGTTTCTAACAAAATAGTAAAGGCTTTTAAATTATATAACCCCAATGGACAAGATATATCTAACATTTCTTTTGTCTCACGTGAAAAAGCAATGATAGAGATAGAAAAAGAGATTATGTCGAAACCAAGCACATTAGATAATATAATGAGTGGATTGGAAAAAGAAAGATTATCTGATATTGACTCTTCAAAAGTAAAGGAATTAGCCTCTTTATTTAAAGAAAAAAAAGATGAATTTGAGGGATATACTTGGATAGAACCTAAAACCAAGCCTAAATATAGAAATCAAAATGGTTTCTATCTCTATTTTATGAAAACAAAGGAAGGATACCCAACTAACCTTCGCTTTGTAGGTCAATATACAGCAGATAATTGGTTGTTCATTCAAAGTATTAAATTTAATATTGATGGTAATGTATTGGACTACAATCCTAATAATATAAAGAGAGATAATAATACTAAAATATGGGAGTGGTTTGATGACAATGTAGAAAGTTCTAATGCTTCTTTAATAGAAGCTATAGCATACGCTAAAAATCCTATAAAAGTAAGATTAATAGGAAGACAATATTACGATGAACGAATAATTTCTAAAAATGAAATAAAATCTATCCTTGAAACAATTCAATATTATAAAGCATTGGGTGGAAAATATTAATAAAAATGAATTTTTAATAAAAATAACCTGCATAACTTTTTGCAGGTTATTTTTTTTGTCCTTACATTTGCACGCGCGTAATCAAGAGCAACACTTGTACAATGTTGCAAGATTAATAATTCATTTAACAATATTCCGTGAAGGTGTGTATAGTAGTAATGCTATACAACAAAAGCATTCGTGCTCTTGATTACGCAACACCCACTCACGGATTTTTTATTTTAATGAAATATGAACGACTACAAAGAAATCCTTAAAACCCTCCTCCTGCAGTACTACAGTGTGCAGGAGGAGGAACATAGTGAGCAGGTGTACAAGAGCACTCTGCAGGTGCTGAAAATGGCTCTGGGGGTATTGCCTACTGAGCCTATAGACCAGCACGATGTGTACGAAGCCCTCACCGAATTGGGTTTTCCCATAGAGCTTGTGCCGGAGGGCGAAGAAGAGACTTACCTTTGGAAAATGTATCGTAAGACCTTGCAATAGCAAGGTCTTTTTTTGTCCTTTTTCTTAAAAAAAGAGTATTTTACCTTTGCACCATAATAAGTAGCCCAAACAAATGGAACCTAAATACAAAATCAACCCCCTTACTGGCGAGTTGCAAGAATACGTATTCGAGTACAACGGTATTCTTGTGCTTAGAAATTTCACCGCTCAGGTAGATAACGATCGCTTAGTGGTGCGTTCAGCCTCCGATGTAAACTTCTCTATCCTCGAAGCCTTGGTAAGTGAAGTAGAGATTGATGGTGTGTTATACGACAATCCTACTGCTGCCAAAGAAGCACTACAACGTTTGGTGTTCAACAAAAATGTCCCCGTGATATTACCTGAAGAAGAACGTAAGAAGATCAGTAGTGCGTTACAAAGTGGAGGGTATAGTGGTACGGCACAAGACTTGAAGAACCTCATAGATGGAATAAACCGCATACTTCAGAGCGATGATACCGACCTTGATCAACTACAGGAAATTGTTGCATATATAAAACAGAATAAGAAAATACTCAGTACGCTGGGTATTAGTAATATTGCGGGGCTTGCAGATGCCTTAGCGGAGAAAGCTAATAAGAACCATAAACATTCGTGGGGAGATATTGAAGGAAAACCTAACTTCTCTGAAAGTATTACTTCCAAGAAATTTATAAAAGAAGGAAGCTCTGATGAATATTTGCTCACAGGAGGTGGCGGACAGGTTTCTAAAGCGGATTTAGTTTCATCAGGGTTTAAAGGAAATTTATCTCCAGAAGAATTAAACACTTTTAAATATCGTGATACAGGTTGTTGGAGCGTTACTTATCCTGGTGGTTGGGGATTGTATGTTAATTTTAAAGGAGCAGGTTCAACATCTTCCTTAGAGTTTTTAAAATCCAATTGGTATCCTTGGACACGTATAGGTGTAAGAAATTCGGTTGATGGGGCTCGTTTTAATGATGACAAAGGAGCTTTTAGAGATTTAGCTTGGTTCTCTGATGTATATAGAGAGGGGGCTAAATGTGAAGGGAATACTACTCTAAGAGTAGACCATCAAAATCAAGTGATATTTGTCACAGTAGCTTGTTCTATTGACCTTTCCGCCATACAAAATATGGGGTCTGTGTCTTTTAGAAAAGTTTTTGATAATGGTGCAGTAACTTTTACTTGTACAGGGAAAACAATAAAATATACAGGAGATAACACTTTTAACGGAAAAGATGGTAGTACCGCTGTAATTTCTATTTATGACAATACTTGTTACATTGACATTAGAAATATATAATTACATTAATATATAAAAACAAAATAGAAGAATATGTTGGTATTTAAAAACAAAATTAAAGATTTATTGATTGAAAAACTTGGTGGTGAGGATAAACTACTACATTCCAAATATGGAAATGTCTTTTTCTGTGTGGCTTTCGTCTTATCTTATTTTAAACACTCTTTTTTACACGCCTTGTTTACGGCAATATTAGGTTTGCTTATAGTGGGATTAGTTAAGGAACTTTATGATAAATATGTGAAGAAGACATTCATAGATTGGTGGGATATAGTTGCGAGTTTTATGCCTTACCCTCTTATCAAATACATACAGAAACTATGAATGCAATACAATATTTTCAATGGGGAAATAACAGCAACAATGATGTAGAAATAACTTTTGCTACTAAAGAGAGTTATGACTCTTTTGATAAATTTTCTATTAACACTTTTTCTGTCTATTTAGAAAATAGAGAACGAAATTTTGAAACAAAGTTGTTAGTGGGTAGCGTTGTGCCCTCTGCTAAAAATCCTTTGGTATGGATTTTAAAAAGACAGTTGTTATTAAATTTAAATGAACATCTTGATTTAGAATTTAGAGGCATATGTTTGAATGGTACTTTTGAAGGTTCAGTTACAATAGAAATAAGTAATGAAAATGCAGGAGTTTTTCTAAATAATAAAAATGTATTTCCCGCAGATAAGGGAATTAGAACTAAGTCCTATTTTGAAATCAAAGATAAACAAACTTTGGAAATAGAAGTTGAACCTTACAAATATAATTTACCAACATTACAACAACTTAAAAAACAATTAACAAAAATAATAATTCCTCGAGTATTTAATTAATTTTAATTCTTAACAAAAATAATGAAAGAACTACTGAACTGGCTAATGAAAGCTAAAATAAAGATAGCAATATGGGCAACCCCTTTGATATTGCTCTTTTATTTTGACGACAAAATACACTTGAGAGATAGAGTGTATTACTTTTTTGTGGTATTCTTTAAAAGCATACCGTTATTACTATTGTACTCTTACTTCTCCTCTGATGAACGAAGTGTGTTATTTTACACGGGTGTAGGTGTAGTACTACTTATTGATATGTTAGTAGGTATGTGGTATCACTATATAGCGGGAGATTTCAGCTTTGAGGAATTATTTAAAGATACTATAAAAAAGATAGCTATAATTTCTTGTGTGTACATTTCCCTTTTTATATTAAAAATCCCACTAAGCGAGTCCGAAATGGGCAAAATGTTTGCAATCTCTATTCAAATTATGACTCTAATGTACCCAGTAAGTAGCATTGCTAAGAATGCATTTGTTCTTTCAGACGGAAGATTTCCGCCTAAATTCTTTATGAGGGCGTTGTATAATTATGAGAAGAGTGGTAAATTAAAACCTTTTTTTGAGCAAACAAGCAAAGGCGAAATGCCTGATGATTTAGATAATAATGTAAAAACAGAAGAATGGCACCAAAAGAATTTATAACAAAATACCGCCCTTTTGCACTTGAAACCGAGACCAAAACGGGTATTTCACACCTCTTTATATTAGCACAAGCGGCATTAGAGAGTGGTTGGGGCGAGAGTGTCCCTGGGAATATGTTTTTTGGCGTAAAAGCGAGCAAAAGCACGCCCGCTGAAAAGAAACAATTAGTAAAAACTTCAGAAGTATTTGCTGATAAAAAGCAAGGGTATAGATTTCCAAAAGTACTAAGTATTACAGAGCGGGCGGACAAAAAATACTTGTATGAAGTGCTTGATTGGTTCAGAAAGTACAACACTCCTGAAGAGAGTTTTACAGACCACGCGCAATTCTTTTTCAAAAATCCCCGATATGCCAAAGCGTTATTGGTTAAGTCTGACCCTCGCAAGTTTGCTGAAGAAGTTGCTAAAGCGGGGTATGCTACTGCCCCTAATTATGCTAAAACTCTCAAGTCTGTAATTCATACCATTGAAAAAAATAGCTAATGGAACGTATTGCTTACATATTGCTTTTTATGTTTTTTATCTCGTGCAACACTAAGAAAGTTGTTGCCGAGAAAGTTGCTACGCAAACCTCTGAGCTCGCTACGGTGGGCTCAAGGTTTGCTTCTTTACAGCATTCACTACTCAGCTATCAGTTGAGTACTGTAGGACCCGATACGCCCTTAGAGTATACCCACGAGGTAAACGGGAAGATAGTAGAGAAAATCACCCTTAAGGGTGGAACGCTGAGTGTAACTGTACAAAATAGTGCTACAACCACTTTGACAAGAACTGAAACTTTACAAAGAACACAAAGTACTACTACTACCAAACAGAAAAATGTACACCGTAACTATTTTAGTTATTGGTGGATTTTACTGTTACTTTTACCTGTTACCTATTATATTACCTGTTATCTAAAAAGAAATGACCGATAGCTTTGTTACCTCTCAATTCGTGCTGGACCTTTCGCGTATCTCCATCTCCTACCAAGAGGAGAACCCGCGATTTAAAGATACCTTCTTTACCCAGTATTCGTTGCCATTTGAATTTCAAATGAACGCAGACCTCAGAATGCGTATGGGTAATTATACTGCTTTGAATGCAACAGGACTTAAGAAGAAATATGACGGGTATCACATAATAGATGGGAGAGTGCGAAAGGGTACACTTGAAATACTATCGGTAGAAGGCAACTTAGTATCAGCACAGATAGATTCCGGCTTTGAACAGTTGCCAAATTTTGATAGAAAGCTTTGTGACCTCCCTTTATTACGCCAGCGAGTGCCGGATATATATGATCACGCCAAAGAGATATGTACTAAAAAATACCCCGAAGTTGATTACAATTTCCCGCGAGTAGTATACCCTAAAGATACAAGCCAAAAAGGTTGGGAGCATTTTTTGCAATTTATCAACCTTGGTAATAGTGTAGATGGTTTTACTCGTAACGAGCCTAATAGAAGCTACAACATCATTCACCCTATGCCTTATCTGCTTTATGTACTTAAAACAGGCTTTGCCGATGCAGGCTATGAGTTGGCAGGCGATATCCTCACTGATGAAGATTTTAGTCAGCAAGTGCTCTACAGCAATATCCCGTACTACCTCACTACTGCACAACAAGAGCACATACTCACAGCTGTAGCACCTACTTATGAGTTTCCAACCGCAGGCACCTGGCGACTGGTGTGCGATAACCAACGTATCAGCGGTACAGCTGTTTTGCGGTTGAAATTGGATAACGTGGTAATTCGTGAGTTTAATTTTGAACGTAGCGATACGCTGAGTTTTACTCAACTCCTCTCTATTGATACCACTTTGCAAACCCTCGCTTTGGAAATAGAAGGTACTCCACAGCCACAGCTGACAATGAACTTGAACATTGTGGCACAACATAGTGAGGATGGCAATGTGATTGAACAGGTTATCAACCCTAACATTGTAGACCTAAAGCGCGCAGTGCCAGATGTTACTTTTGGCGAACTCGTAAAGACTATTAAGAATTGGAAGAACTACGATATGACCATTGAGGACAATAAGCTCTATATGAATCGTATTCGCTTAGAAGAACGCTCACTCGCTAAAGACTTTCGCTCTTGGGAAGTACGCGAACCTAAAAAAAACTTTCTCACCAAGCAGTCTTACCTTATCAAATTCCCAGAGATGGACGACAAAGCCTATCAGTTGCCTATTGTACAGGTAACTGATAACAGTTACCAAGTACTCAGTCCGCAAGAAGCAAGTAAGCTCACTGATGTTACCGAAGTACAGATAGGAGGATACTGCCTACCTCGTGTGATGTTCAAGGGAAATTATGCCCCTATTGCACGCAAGAGTGGCGAAGCTACGATAGGACTAATTTGGTATGACGGAAATAACGGAGGGTTTCGCAAGGCACTTACGCCTCCATTAGTAGCTGAATATTGGAAAGAATGGTATAAGATGCGTATTGCTGCTACTGAATACACTTGGAGCTTCGTATGCAATAAGAACCGTTTTAGGCATATTGCCCTGCGTGATAGCATTCTCGCTTACAAGCAACGAATGCTTATCAAGAGTATTAACAAAACTGTGCTCGATAAAGAGCACTACCAAGTAGAAATCACAACTATTGCTATCTAATGTATACCACATTTACCGATTTAAATATATTTAAAGATAATCGCCTAAATGTCTATCTCGACACTATCTACAGTGCCGTGCTCAATGAGTTCTCTGATGAGCAGTTGCCCGTGATATGTGGTTCAGTTGCCAAGGTAATGCAAGGAGTATATTCCGAGAACTACCTCGCTAAGGATATCGACTTAATTGTAGAAAATTGGCAAGTTCACCGTTATTTAGAACATCAATTACCTTTGCTATTTCCTGATGACAGAATAGAGATACGTCCAGAGCGCGTGATTCTCTTTACAAAGATTATTGCTATTGAGTTTTGGCGACCTAATGAGCAATTTGAAATAGACCTATATAAAAAATTGATAAAATACAAACGCTATGCCTATTAGAACCTATACATCAGAAGAATGCTACACCACCCGAGTGGGAAGTACCTCACAGGGAGGATTTTTATACAGTAAAATATGTTACCCTGTTGAAAAACCCATCCTCGACTGGGAGGTTTCTCCAGCGTCTATTCTGAAGGAATGGCACCCCTCCCAACCTATCCCTTCTACCGAAATCCTTACTGTACAATTTCCTGAATTGAATCTACTTACAATTTATAAGAAGTATAAAGGATTTCGCAACTATGCGCGTATAGCTCCTAATGATTATGTAGAGCTTCTCGCTCCTGATGGACAAGAGTTAGATAATTTAAAGGGGCTCAAACACAATTTGCGCCTACATTACAACAACTTTAATAAGTTACCAGAAAACGAAAATATACAGGTAAAGGTTACATTTGGCGTAATTGCTACCGAAGAGAAGAGTGGTAAAATTACAGAAATAGACCTCCCCACAGAGCGAAAAGAGGCAGTTATTACTTTACGTCGTACAAACAATACTACTCCTCCTCAACCCAAACCCAATGATAGACTTGTGCTCAATATGGTGCTTAATATAGTTACCAAAGAGCTTACAGGAGATACTACTCTTAATTATAATCTTACAAACCCCTCAAGTAGTAATTTTGCCCTTCGTCATAGTTTTACAAAGGATTATAGACAAGGAGTTGTACTCATAGAAAATTTTCAAAACCAAAATATATATGACCAAATCTTTACTAATAAAGGGCTATTCAATATAAGAATAAGAAGGGATACTAATAAAGATTTGAGGAAAGTATTTGCTGACTTTTCTCTTTCTGATGAGTTCTTGCAAAATGGTAAAATAGAAGGGTTGGCTATCGATTTCTCTAAACCACAAGTGCTTACTAAAGAGAATAACTTAGTAGGAGAAGATGGTTTAGGAACCATTTTTATTATCAATCTTACCATCATCAACGACACAACTGTCTTTCATATAGATAAAAAGCTTTTTAACTATGTAATAAAAACAGACAAGAAAGAACGTGCAGAAGGAATATTCACTATCAAAAACCCTAACCACTTAACTTTCACAATTAATAACTCCGACTTCTTAGAAGTTACAGAATTGAAAGATAATGGCAAGGAGAAAGTAGTGGTGAAATTTCGCTCTCATTCTTCAGAACTGATGACAGTAGGCGAAAACAAAGGGTGGTTCAAGGTAACCTCTTCAGCGGGAAGCGAGCAGGTGGTAAACGTAAATATCACCGTGCAGACAGATATTGATTTTACTACTAAAAATGTCTATTTCTGTCTTGATAAAGAGCTTACTCACGTACGACAAACTTCGACTGAAAGTGAGTTCATCACTGTTACCCTTACAATGGAGTTTAACGTTTACGGACGTGCTTTTACAACTATTCAAACTTACGACTATGTTTTTTTCGACGGCAAAGCTACTGTTGATATAGGTCAAGAAATACAAAACTTTTTCGTAGACATTGCACCTACTTTGGAAGTTAATACTAAAAAACTCATCACTCCTAAAGAACTCTTTAAAGCTACCAAGGTATCAGCAGTGATTACAGAAACAAATTTTAAAGGTAAGGTGTTTAGAACTCATTCTATTACTGATTTGTATTACTTACCTGGGAAGAAACCTAAAGCCTACCCTTATCTTACACAGTGTCGTTTGAGAAGTACTTATTCTCAGAGCCTCATTTCGATATCGGCTCTCACTCAAGAAGTACGCTCTCGCTCATTAGGACAAATAGGTTCGAACCTTATTGACTTATCAGCTATTAAGGACCCGATAGGAGTAGCTAACTTCAGTTTTTTACGATCTACCGCAGATGCTACATATGGAGCTACTGCTATCATTAGCAAGGAAACTCTCAGCCTTGAACCTAAACCAGAGCCTAACAGTACACCTATCAGTGCACTGTTTCAAAATCAAAACTACTGCCCTGATTGGTTTTCATTTGCAGGAGAGTACGAAGCACTTGTGAACTACGAGCATACTCTCGCCGACAATGTTCTCAAAAGTGAAGACTATAAGGCACAAGTGAAAACCAAGCGTACCTACAAGCTCAATACCGGTTGGCTCTTCCCCGAAGAGATAGAAGTGCTGTGGGAGCTCATCAAGTCGCCCGTGTGTTTCTTGCATATTGGTAATGAGTGGCTCAAGGCTATTCCGATTACTCAGAAACCGCTGTCCTTCGACAATACCCGTAACTTGCATAGCTTTGTTGTCGAATTTCAACTATCGTCTAACGACTAATCTCTAACGACTATGTTCAACAGTATACAAGAAATCAAGCAATATACCAACGTTTCTAACCGTTTGGATTTTGAACTCCTCAAAACCTATATTGAGGAGGCTCTACGCGTGAAGGTATATCCATACGTATCTAAAGCAATTGTTAGTGCAGCAGTTGGTGATACATTAGAACTGCTAAAGAAGTCTGTAGCCAATTATGCTGTTGCCTATGCTATTCCGTTTCTTAAGGTAAATCTCTCTAATACGGGTGGTAACTACTATACTGATGATAAGATGGAGAAGTCTCCTTGGTACGACTTGCGAGACTTAGGACTTTCGGCTATCGCTATAGGCGACCGCGCCTTGAACAACTGCATAGAGCTACTTATCACAGAGGGTAAATTACAGCGTTCTAACGATATTATAAGTACGGTGAATGAGTTTGAGAAATATTATAGTTTGAACAGCTCGTGGGAAGTATTCACTAAATTACAGCCAATGATGCAATGGGTGTGGGAGAGTATGCTGTCTCCACAGCTCAGCACCTGTACCCCTAATGATTTGCGCAATTATCCCACTATATGGGAGAAACTACAGCGCACCACAGTATTCTTTACCATCGCCGAAGCAGCGCAAGTACATAGCTTCTCGTTCACCACTACCGCTATCATTCAGCAGTGGGAGGAATTGCCCTGGCAAAAGAGCAAGATACTAAATGCTGCCGAAATATATGCCGTTGCCCAACGCTTGCAACAACTCGCTCGTCACGAGCTGGCACAGCTCAAGCAGTTACTTGAGAAAGAAGCTGTTGCTTGCTATGTTCCTTCAAACGCTGCCCGACAAGTGGAGAAACTCAAAAGCGGACTCTATTTCTAACTCTTACCTATGGAAATTACTAAATTTAGCAAAGATAGCACTTACCAGCGTATATCCGCTTCGTATATTGACGAGAACTTTCAGCTTGTCCCAGCCGAAGAGGCAATCAAGGCACGTCTCCGTCATATACACGGCTTACGACTCACCAACAAGTACTCTAAGCACCAAGCAATACAGATACATATTAGAGAGATGAAAGTAAGCCAAGCTACCGCTTACCGCGACTATTCGTGGGCAATGCAGATATTTGGTGAACTTGATAAATCGGATATTAATGCCGAGCGTGCTATTTTGGCAGATAGTTATTGGCAACTGTATCAGATGGCTTTAAAAGATAGAGATTTAGAACAAGCCCGCAAAGCATTAGACTCCTACTCTCGCCTATTCAACTTCGATAAAGAGGAGAAAGAAATCAACTTCGAGAAGATTACCGCCAACGAGTACCATATCCGAATGAGTCGCAAGAGTGCCAAGATGCTACGCGCTGCACTCGCTACGGGTGTGGTAGACTTTAACGATATTCCCGCTACGGATGCCGAATACGAAGATATAACTGAAGATACTACTGATGAAGCCACTGATTAAGCCAATAAAGGAAATTCTCCTTAATCCTATGCAGATGGCAGCCGTTGCTGCTAACCGCTATGCAGGTGTGAAGAACATCTGTATAGAGGCAGGTCGCGGTACGGGTAAGAGTACCATTCTCGGTTGGTTTGTTAAGGAAGCTGTTCGCCAAATGCCACGTGCTACGGGGGTGCTTGTAGGAGCTACCTTTGTTCAGATAAAGAGCAGAACCTTCCCGTCTACTAAGGAAGGTCTCGAAATGTTTGGGTTTTACGAAGACGTGGACTACGTGGTAGGACGTAATGGCAAGGCTCTCGGATTTGCAATGCCTTTCCAAGCTCCTAACTCGTGGAGTAATGTGGTGCATTTCTCCAATGGCTTTATATTGGTGCTCGTCTCCTTAGACGACCCCAACAGTGGACGAGGTTTGAACGCCTATATCGTCATTGGTGACGAGGCAGCTCTCTTAGAATACGACCGCTTATTTAACAATGTACTCACAACCAACCGCGCCAAGAAAATAGAGTTTGACAAAGCCTCCTTGCTGAATGCTACTATTTTCACCTCCTCTGTTGCTCTTACTAAGACAGGCGAGTGGTTCACCTCCCGAGAGAAGCTGGCATTAGCTAAGCCTAATGAATACAAGTTTATCAAAGCTAATGCCTATGTGAATGTTGAAAACCTTAAACCAGGGTGGATACAAGAGATGTATGAGCAACGCGTAAGTGATTTACTATTCAATGCGGAGATATTAAACAAACGCCCTGGTAAGGTGACAGACGGCTTCTATGCCAAACTAAGTGCCGACAAGCATTATTACAAGTACCAGTACAACACTACCGCTCTGCAAGACTTTTCGCAGAGCTTCACCCCCTCCTGCTCCTACGACAACGATTTAATGAAAGGCGTACCCCTTGAAATCTCGCTCGACTTCGGTGGGCGTATCAACTGTGCTATTGTAGCCCAATGGAGCAAGGTAGCCAACACTATAACAATACTGAAAGACTTCTTTGTCAAGAACCCTCTCAAACTTTCAGATTTGATTAAGAAGATCATAGACTATTACGAACCCCACCGCGCTACTTGCAATAAGATATTCCTATACCACGACCGTTCGGGCTTTAAGAGTGAGGCTAACAGTAAGACCACCCTTGCCCAAGATGTGGAGGATATGTTACGTACAGCAGGCTGGCAGGTGTATAACAAGACTCCTAACAGCAATAACCCAAGCCATATTCTCAAATTCCGCCTTATCAACGAGATATTAGAGGAAAACAACCGCGCCCTGCCCTTTGTACGTCTCAATGAGGACAATTGCCCCAACCTCATCGTCT